AGTATAAATTTAGAGGCAGCATTCATATACGGCCTAAAGATGAACAATCGAGTGGGCAAGTATCAAAGAGATGGAGGAGAGGAATTAGATTTTAATTACTCTACTGCAAACTACTCTAGGAACCTATCTTCGATAGAAGACATGGTTGTAGATGGGAGGGAGTTTGTTTTCTCAAAACAGGAATTTGATAAATTGGATTTAACCTATCCAAAAAGACAAGACGTAATTATTGACGATGATTTAGGAACACTCACTATCTCAGAAGTTATCGAGATGATAGCAATGGGGAAACTCATAGGATTTAGAGTAAGGACTTCTTAATGAGAGTATCTGTTTCATATACAATAACAGATAATGAATCTAAAAATAAAGCAGATTTGAGATTGCTGTCAAACGACTTAACTGGAAATGAAACCACAAAATTTTTAGTAGAGAGATTCCGACTATTCCACATTGGGGTGGCCAGAGTTGCTCTTGAAGAGGAACAGAAAAAAGGATTTGAAAAGAATCCACGAGTTGTGACGGATAACAAATTTGATAAGCCCGACTCTAGGGTTTTGCCATTTGGTAAAATAGAATATTATTCAAAGCTAGATGTTTTAAGTTCTCTCATAACAGTATTCTCAGAAATCCAAAGACTATCTAAAGTTGTGTCGGGGCAATATAGAAGCTGGAATCTCGTTTTCCTAAATGGAGTTCGAGTGGCCTCTAGCCTCCCAGAGTTACAAAAATGGGTAAAGTCTGCCAAGGTCAAAGATGGAGACACGATACGATTTGTAAACCTAAATGCCTATGCCAGAAGATTGGAATATCTCGGAGTTACTTCTCAGGGATCTGGAAGACGACTGGTAAAGAACATGGTTAAAACTGGAAGAAGCGGGAAGAAGCACCAATCTAGTACCCGGCCAATGAAGAAGGCCTTGAATGGGGTTTACTATCTGGTTTCTAAAATAGTGGCCGGAAACAAGTTTAAAACGATAGGACAATTTAAACCAAAGTTTGAATTTATTGTTGGGTCAGAAGTCTCAGGAATCCCCATTAGTGGGCAGAGAGGATCTTTTGCCCCAAAGAAAAATGGAAAGGGTGGAGGAAGGCCCTATCTTTATCCTTCAATCACTTTTAAGATTAGTGGAAGAGGGACAAATATATGAGTTCAAAATATGTAAGAGATACATTTACGGCCTATTTGGTCGCCCAGAATCCGACAGAGAAAATTATAGATATTTCTGCCGAGTCGGACAATCTTCAGGACTTTCTAACATCCAAGGGAGTAAAACCCTCAGACAATTGGGTGGGCATTCTATTCATAGGGGCAGAAGAATCTCCAGTTAGCATTGTTGCAGATGGAACTCAGGGGAAATATCGAGAAACTGGAGTGGTTGAGATTAACGTAGTGGCCAAGGCAAGGCTTGGAATAGGGGCGGCCCTAATTTCTCGTTCTGATATTATCATAAATACTTTACGAGGCAGAAGAATTGGAGATATCCTTATTGAAGGAATAGTTCCTCCTAATTTTGGCACCGGAGGAAGTATTGACTTTGAAGCGGGAATGACAAGTGCCATTATTTTGATATCCTATAAGAGGGATCTTAGTTTATAATTAACAGTTTCCAGGGAGGGAACATTGAGCTCATCAAATTTAACCAGAATCACATTTATTGAAGAGGCAGCTTTTGGAGAAACTCCTGCAACAGGAAACTTTTCTACTGCAAGATTTATCTCAGAAAGTTTATCTGGATCTCCAGAGACAACAGAAAGTGCGCAAATTAGAACAGACCGACTATCAAGCGGCCAAATTGTTACCAGTCTCAGCGTGGGCGGGTCCATCAATTTTGAACTTGCAAAAGAGTCGGCAATTGATTCTTTCTTAGCTTCGGCCATGTTAAATACTTGGGACACTTCTCTTGCCGTTAATGCTGATTTGAGCATTGATGCAACAGCGAGAACCCTCACACGAGTTGCGGGAGATTGGGCAGTAGATGTGGCGGTAGGAGACATTATCACTCTATCAGGATTCACAAACGCCACTAACAACACTCAGGTAATGGTTTCTAAAATTACTTCTGCTTTAATCATATCTTTCCTTGGGCCAACAAATTTGGTCACTGAGGTAGATACTGGAAATACTTTTAAAGTGGCAGACAAACTTACGATCGGAACAGAAAAAGTTTCTTTCTCAATGGAAAAAGCATTCCTTGATTTAACAACCAAGGCAGCAATTTACAGAGGGATGAACGTAAGTGAAATGAGTCTCAATATCGCTTACGGAGAAATCGTAAACGGATCTTTTACCTTCCAAGGTAACGGATATGAAACTGCCGACATAGCTGGAGAGTTCATCACTAATACGAGAACAATCGACGCAGTGGCAACTACTCAATCAATGAACGGATCAATTGACATGCCTTTCTTGGGAACATCTTCAACAGGAGATTTCGAGGAAGTTACTACTTGTATCCAGAACGTAACAATCGGACTCAATAACAACCTCACCACACAAACCTGTATTGGCCGTGTGGCACCAAAAAATATGACCCCAGGAACAGCGGCGGTTACAGTAAGTCTTTCTTCTTATCTTGCAGATGAGAATTGGGATTTGCTCTCTGCTAAACTTTTACAGACTCCTTTCGAGCTTGGATTCATGATTAAGAACTCAGGCGGATCTTACGGATTTTATCTTCCAGCGGTACAGGTATCTATGAGTGACCCTGCATCTGGCGGACAGAATCAAGACATCATGATGGAAATGGATGGCACGGCCTCTGTGGGAAGTGGAGGAAGATCCTCTCTAACAATTTTCAGAGTATAGTATTTGACTAAATGGGTTGCATAATATATTAAAAATTATGCAACTCCTACCCCTATTAAAGAAATGTTCCTCCTGCAAACAATTTTTAGATATTGCTTTGTTTACCTCTAAAAAGAGCGGAAAGATCCGAAGAGAATGCAATCCCTGTAAAGCAGAAGTTACGAGAAAGTATAGAAATACCCACAAGGATAAGGTAAGAGACTATAACAAGGTGTGGAATTTAAGAAACCCCGGATACCAGGCATCAAGGCCTCCTGAGTGTAAAGACAGAAGAAGAATTGCAGATAGGGAGAGGGTGAGGAAAAACAGGGAGAAGTTTAATGAAAGGAGAAGGGCGACTAGAAATGGGAAAGAAGAATACAAGAGGAACAAATTTAGAAGGGAGGTGCTCAGGAAGGCAGCAATTCATTCAAATCAGAAGGAACAGATAAAAAATTTTTACTCTCAAAGGGGATATCTAATAGTAGATCACATTGTCCCAATCATATCAGAAAAGGTTTGCGGCCTACACGTCTTGGAAAATCTGCAATACTTAACCCCGCTAGAAAATTCTTTCAAAGGAAATTCTTTTGATGGAACTTTAGAAAATATTGTTTGGAAACATAGGGTATTTTAATATACACTTTAGCTAAACAACATTTCAGGGTGTAGGGGTTTTCTTCCTTTGACCTTACATTATCTGGAAGGCCCCTTTATTGGGGCCTTTTTATTTGACTCGGCAGAAGAAAATTTGTCTAATGGTAGAATCAAAATCAAAGGAGATTTTTATGAAAAGTAATTTAGATGTTATGTACAAAAACAATCCAGTTTTAGAGAAAGAAGGAATTGAATTTATCGTTTCTGAAAAGATTTCTTTTACAGTAAGACGTTGGATGGGGTTACACTCATTTGAAGTAAAAAAGAAATTGGCCCACAAACATAGTCCATTTGTAAGACAAATTGAGGCGGGCACACTTTCTGAAGAAAAATCAAAAGAAATTATCATCTCCCTATTCGTTGACACATGTGTTGTTTCTTGGAAAGGCGTAGAGATTGACGGAGTGGAAAAAGAGTTTAATAGAGATGATTGCATAAAGCTATTTACATCCCTTCCAGACCTATGCGATTCCCTATTGGCCTATGCTTCTGACACAAAGAATTATAGAGAAGAATTGGGAAACTCCTAGCCTCTTGGGTTAGGTGGAGCTCAAAATGGGGCGGTATAATAAAGGGATATGATGCGATTGCCCTTAACGGAAAGTTAAAGGCAGAAGAAATTGAACCCAACATCGAAGGATTGGGATTCTATATCTCTGCCTTTACTGAGCTTGGGACTGAGAGAAATTCTGGTATGGGACTTGGGCCTATTCCCTTTACATCCATTGTAGAATTCGCCACAATATTTAGAGTAGGTGATTTTGAGGAATTCCATTATCTGATTCGTCGCATGGACGATGCTTTACTAGAATCGGAGAAATCTAAAAATGGCAACGGAAGTAAGACAAATAATAGTGAAGGCCGACGACCAGACAAAGGGGGCCCTGTCAAAAATAGCAAGGGATCTGTCAGGGGTAAATAAGAGTGTGGGGGATTTGTCTTCTAGTTTTGGATTTCTTAAAAATGCTTTGGTGGGATTTGCCGGATATTTTGCAGTTGGCCGCATTGTAGAGTTTTCTGACTCAATGCAATTGGCAAGAAACAGAATCACATCTTTTACTGGAGATGCTGGAATTACTGCACAAATAATGGGGCAACTAAACGATGCCGCAAAAGACATTAAGGCCCCGATTGATTCCATGGCCGAGGCCTTTAACAGGATTTTAATTTCAACTAAAAATTTAAAAATGAGTTACACATCCACAATTGGTTTGACTAAGACCCTCGGAGCGGCATTCCTAGTTTCAGGTGCCACAACAGAAGAATCTATAAACGCAACAATTCAGCTAACTCAGGCCCTTGCTCTTGGCCGTTTTCGTATGCAAGAATTTAACTCAGTAACTTCTGCATCCCCTCTTTTAATGGAGGCATTTCAGAAGCAAACTGGAAAGAGTGCGGGGGAACTTAGAAAATTTGTTGAGGAAGGAAAGTTTGGGGCAGACTTAATTGTTAAGTCAATTCAAGGAATGGTTGACAACGTAAATAAGAAAGCAAAAGAGATGCCTCCAACATTTCAACAGACAATAGTCTTAGCAATGAACGAAGCAAAGAAAGCAGTAGACTCCTTAAATCAGGCCATAGGTGCCAGTGAGTTATTCGGGAAGGGAGTTGGATTCATTATTGCAAATCTAAATGCAGTGGGAGCATCCATAGCTGTATTGGCCATATTGCAGATTCCAAAATTGGGAGCTGCCCTAAACGCCCTAGTAGCAATACCATTTGTGGGATGGGCCGGAGCTGCGGCGGTTGCAGTTGCCGGAGTTTCAGTTGCTATTTGGAATGCCAATAAAAACGCAGTATCTTTCGACGGGCAATTAGAGAGTGTAAATTCCAGATTGGAAAAGAACATAGCCCTCAGAGAAAAGGCAAACGAGCCCGGATATACCTCTGGGGGATTGTCTGGAAGAATTTCAAAAGAGAGATTGGACTTTGAGATAAAGGAATTGGAAGTAACAAAACAGAGAATAGTCGCTCAAAAGGCACTAGCAACCAATATGGCAAAACTCTTAGTTCTTCAAACGGGTGGGGAACTTCAGGAAGATCCCCTGGAAGCATTTAAGAAACAGACGCTAGAACTCAATAAAGTTTTGGATGATGTGGCGGGAAAGAAAATAAACGCCACAGAAGAAGCACTTAAAGTTTTAAATTCTCAGTTTGAATCTGGAAGCATAAGTCTGAGCGAATA